AAGAGACAATCTCGTCCTTCACTGTGACCCGCTGCTGTAGGGTCTGAACGATGTCGACAAGTGCGCGATAATGGTGAAAGGCACGCTCTCGAGCGTCCTGGTCTTCCGGCTTGGAATTACAGAACGCCTGGAAAGCTTGGTTCACCAGGTCGTTGACGGTCTTATCAAAGACGTCAGCGCTCAGCAGCGCCTGGGCTTCATCGCCTAGACGCAGCAGCTCATCCTCATTTGGCATGAGGCTCTCCTTCGTAGTTATTTAGTGGTAGTGGTTATTAGCCAGTCGGGCTGGCGATGCCGCGCACATCTGTTGTGCTCCGGCGCAGGACCTCGAGCTCACCCTCGTCAATCATTTGCTTATGACGGAACTGGGCCTCTTTGAGATCCTGGTTATCTGACTGCATCGCATGCTGCGCTTCAGCCTTTGTCTTCTCGAGCTCAAACTTGAGCGCTGCAATCTCAGCGTCAGTCTGTGCTTTGAGCTCAGCGATCTGCGTCTGACGCTCTTGCAGCTCGATCTGTTTAGCTGCCATCTGGACCTGCATCTCCTGAGCTTGGTCAGGCTGAGGTGGCGGCAGCTGGTCTGGTGATGTCAGATAATCGTCGACGTTAAGGATGCCCTGGTTCTCCAGGACAGTCTTCATCATCGCGTATCGGTTAGGCAGCTGATATAGAGCTTGCATCGCTGGGTCCTGGCTAAAGAGCTGGTGCATAGACAGCATCTTCTGTGCCTCACGGTCCTGCTCACCATATCCCAGGTGCAGCTCAACCATCACGTCGCGCTGGTCTTTCCAGCTGCCAGGTGTGACCTGGACATAGCTGCCGGCGATCTCGACGATCTTCTCAGCGTCTTCGTTTTCGACACACAGCCGGTAGACCTCATGGAAAAGCGGTTTCACAAACTGTGTTGCGAAATTACGGGCTATGATCTTTTGACGTTGCTGGGACATAGTCGCCAGCTGCTCGATCATGGCTGCACTGTTCTGCTTGGACACAGCGTCTTTGTTCAAGCCCTGGGAGAGCTTGCTAGTGCCGGTGTTGTCCTCGAGGTCTTCTGACAATGTCTTCAATGTCTGGAAGACAAACGGGTTCAGCGGTGCCTGGGGCAGCGGAGCGACAGCATCAGGCCTGGTTACGTTTACGAGGCCCCCTATGCGATTATCAGCCAGCTCTCTGGGGTTTGTAAGGCCGCCCTTGGTGACCATATAGCGCGGGTTGTTTGTCAGCACCGCGTGATCGAGGATCGACCTGGTCAATACTGTCCTGGCGTTCTGTGTCGAGCACAGCCTGTCAGCGAAGTTGCTGCCGTAAAAGGCGTGAGGTGTTGGCAGTGGGCAGAACGTAACGAACGGACGTCGGTCTACCTGTTCATAATCCAGGAGGACATTGCCGGCCTTTGTCACTTTGTACAGCTCAGCAATACCAGTGCCCTCGATGTCGAGCATGATATAAGCTTCGTGCACCATGACGTGACGCACCTGGTCCTGGTATCCCTGGGCGTTGAAACCACGGTTCTGGTCGACACCTTCGTGCCTAGCTAGGATCTCTGGATCACTTTCGTATTCGACGTCTTCATGGCCGCCGATGTCTTTGATCAGATCTTCGTCATAACCCATGTCCCGCAGCTCAGAGATAGTCATTCTGGTGCGATGGGCACAGAAGTTACTGTCCTCGATGCTTTTGGCCTGGGCTTCGATTATGAAACCCTCAGGCTCGATAGCCTCAATGCAGACTTTGCTGGTATCGCGTTCTATTGAGATCTCGCCGGACAAAAGACCGATGTCGTCAGTCTCGCTATCGACTAGCTCGACACCATCGCCGGCTAGGAGCATGTCCAGCTCGTCCTGGGTCAGACTGTCAAACTGCTGACGCTCAGCCTCGATCATGTCACGCCAGAAAACCTTAGCGACACCTACACGGGCCATCAGGCCGTCGTGGATGACGCTCTGGAATACTGAGAACGCATCGTTCTGCCGGAACATGACGTAGTTTGTGTATGTGCTGCAGATCCTCGACAATTCGACGTCTTCTGGGCCCTGTGGCGCAAACTTGACGATGTTACTGCCGGCGCTGAAGGTCTCGAGCAGCGCAGCCGACATCGACTGGACTGCGGTGTAGACATCCTGGCTGACATACTTGCTATTTCCATCGTGAGCCGGCTTAGGCAATACAGCGTTATAGTATTCGCTAGTCTTCTTGCGTTCCCTGGAAAGCTGGCTGTCATAATAGCCGGTGGACGTGCGGATGTTGTCATCCACCATTTTCACGATATCGCTATCGTCTAGCTTTTCATATTCAGTCATACCATTTCCACGTATAGCTCCTGAGGAGTTTCGACTGGCTCCCATGCACCTTCGTGCACATGGTTAGCCAAAGCGAGTGACATCACGCAGTCGTCGAAGCACGACGGCTCAGCTTCCATCGCTCCTGATTCGGTGACGATGTATGTGAGCATTTCACGGATTGTGTTTTTGTCGTTTAGCTCGATCTCGCCCTCGCGCATCGATGCCCTAAGCTGGTCGATGACCAGGGGTTTAGTCTTTGAGGTTGTCGTGAAGCCTAGCTTGACGGTTTCACGGTCAGTGATCTTGTCTACCTGGACTTCCTGGTAAAAAGACGGATAGGCCATATCCTTAGCCAGGCGGGTGCAAGTAAGAATGCCATGGCTGTTGTTTTCAACGCAGATAAAAGCTTCATTGTAGTACATGCCCAGCTCGTAGAGTATCTCAGCAAAGTAGTCAGGATGAACCTGGCCACGCCAGGTTGCGACTTGCCTTTTCCTGCTGTCGAGTACCTGCGCGACCGAGTAGTCGCCGTTCCTGACACCCATAGCCACATCGGCCCCGATAACATATCCGTGTTCTCCTGGGTCATGTTTGCGATAAGTAGTCAGCTCACCTCGCGGATTGTTCAGCCACTCGCCGGCTTCGAGCGCCAGGCGGTCTTCGACATCCCTGGTTGTGTCCAGGCATTTAGTGAGCTGCTCAGGATTGAACACAGGCCGGCCTGTTGTGAGAAAAGCCTCTTCTGGCTCAGCTGGATATTCCTGCTTGAAAAGATCGATCCCGTTTTGTGCAATCTTACGACGCCGGAACATGAGCTGTTCGTCGTCCAGGCTATGCTTTTCGACTAGCTCATCTTCGTCCGGCGTTCGCTCGAAGTTAGCAGGGACTTCTTCACGGTAGGTTGGGTCTGCGAACCATGGGATAAACACTGGCACGAAACCATTCGTCCCATCCACCGCTCCCCGCCATAGGGTGTGGAAGGTGCCGGTTACACCGTTCGCGGTACTCTCGATGAATACAGCAGTATTCTTTGTATTAGGGACCGCTTGCACAAGACCATTCCAGATGTCCTGGGCAGAAGACTTAGGCCAGAAGGCCAGCTCAGATGCATGCACATGCGTGAGAGTTTCTCCTCTACCGACTGAATCACCGCCGGCAGTTGCGACCACGTAGCTGCTGTCGAGTATGTCAAAAGACAATTCCCTTCTCGAAGAGTACTTCGTATGAGGTTTAAGGATCTCAGGACAGTGCTCATGATAGCGCTTGGTCATGTCGAACAGTGCCCTGGTGCTATCGGCATGGTGCGTGATGACCATAGCCTTACGGGCCTTCTGCTGGCTGACGGCAAAGTAGAGGTAGCCGCCGACATAAGTCGACAGGCCCTGCTGCCTCGCTTTGAGAATGATCACGCGGATCTTACCGTCTGTTTGCAGCTGGTTTCGCACAGCCTCGTCCAGGATCTCCTGGGCGGGGTTTAGTGCCAGCGGTGCGACGTCGCCGGCCTTGGTGCGGATCTTGAGAGAGCTTTTAGCGTAGAAAGGAAAGTCGGAGTATAGACGCTTACGTACTTGCTTTAGCTTCTGATCCACTATCGTCATCCGTCAGCAAAGACGCCAGGAAATCTTCAGCCTTAGAGACTGCAACTTCGCTTTTCGACGCCGGCTTCTGCTTCGTGAAGTCGAGCACAAGACGTGCAGCGGCCAGGCGTTCTCTTGTCTCGCCAGGGACGCGCATGATCTCTACGGCTGTTTTAAGAGCCTCTTGTGCGTGTTCATCTTCAACACCGAACTTTTCAGACATGATCTTAACTATCTCCGTTGCTTCCTTTTGTGCTTGTGCGCGGACAGGCTCGATCTCGTGCTTACGGTAACCGTCAGGCACCCCTCGAGGCCGTCCAGCGTTCTTTCGTGGAGCTCTAGACCACTTGGAACGCAATGCCCTCCCCTCTGGTGTTTCCATCAGGGTGGCAAAGTAGTTCTTCTTTGGAGCTTGCCAGGGCGCAGGACCATTGCCCTTCTTGGGCTTTGACTTCTTGCGAGGCTCTTTAGGTGCGCCCATGTTATGTGCTCCTTATGCTGTTAGTGCTCCTGGCATCATCGACAGTGCGCCAGGGTCTTCTTCTTGTTCTTCTTCGCCTTCTGCAACAAGCATGTTGGCTAGTACCATTGCGACGACTGACGCAAATGGCATCGAGAAGAACTGGATGGTGGGATTGTCGCGGAATGCTATCTGCAGCAGCCGTGCTGTTTTAGGCATCTCTTGTTTTGCGACGTCAGGACTGTGCATATAAATGCCCATGGCGTCTGCAGCCATCTCCCACGGCGTGTGGAAATAGGTTGTTTCACCGCGATCAATAACACTATCCACTTCGCCTTGTGTGTATGCACCTAGTGCAACAAGCTGCCGGCCTCGACCATAGTCCTGCCTAATGCTTTCGCCGCCCACTTTGCCGGCACGTTGCATAGCAACAATCTCTGCAACAATGTCCTGGGCATCCTGCTTAGACATCTGCAAATCTGCTTTACCGCCGCCAGCAACAGCCAAGATCTGACGCATTACATCGCGGAATGTATTTGCGTAAGTGTCACGCTTGGATTTGGCGTCCAAGTCGATGAACTTGCCACGGTTCAAAGAATAGATCTGTTCCTCGACCTTTTTGAGGTCTGTGTCTGTTGTGTTGGCAAACCTGGTCTCGAAGGCGTGACCCAGCTCGTGCAATGCAGTGTAAAGCTGATAGCCAGGAGATGACTGGGACGTATTTATTCCAATCGCCCCACGTGCATAGGCGGGGCCTCTAACATTAGCAACAAAGAACCCCGCAGATCCTTTGGCGTCTGAAGGTCTAACAGCTCCTTTTTTACCGATAGCCTTGCTGGCCCTGCCGGCCACTTTACCTGCAGTATCTGCAACAATAACTGCGACATTGATTGCCTCAGCAATCTTCTTGGCTGCATCGATGTCAGGCACACCGTTCTCAAACTGAGACCCTGGCTTACCTATCTCGAAGGCAGCCTTAACGGTGCGTGATGCTTGTTCTATTTCTGTGGGTGTAGGTTCGCGGCTGCCGGCTACGGGCGAGTCTGCCAGTCCAGGAGCCCTTCCGAGCTGTCCATTATCTCCACTGGCTCCTGATCCGAAGTCGATGGGAGACTGGTAAAGAATTCCGGTAGACTGTCCAGGAGCTCCGGTGTCATCTCCTCGCCTGGATACGCTAGAGCCAGATAGTTCTCCTGCGTTACTGGGAACCCTCGCTTTTGGATCGATTGTACTATCGGATCGTTGGGGTCCGGTTTCCCAGGCTGCGTTGTCAATATTCCCTGCGACATTGAAGATTTCCTCCCGTGCTTGCTCTATAGATATAGTGCCTTCGTCGTATCTTTTCCAGATGCTCTCGACAGCGTCGACGTTGTCTTTCTGACCTTTGAACTGTGGCGAAAACAGGCCTCTCACAGCTTCCCAGGTGATCGATTGCATCTCTCGTGGCAGTATACCTACCTCTGCAGCAGCCTGGCGGTACGCTTCTGCGTAAAGTCCATAAGTGCCCTTTGCACCAGTGATGGCTGACTTGCCGGCAGTGTTAAAGTTGTGACCAACCTCGAGTGCCTTACCAGACAGCGGTTTCAGCATGCCGGCAGCGACAGCGTGGGTGTCGATAGTGACATCACCACGGTCTGACATTGGGTTGAGGATGTTGTTGTAAAAACTGCGAACCTTGTGCATGTCGCCAAGCTGTTCGCTGATGTTCTCGCGGCTGCCGTCCTGGATGATCGAGATGGCTTTCGCTATGTCTCTAAAACCATTCCAGGCTGTGCCTGATTTAGTTCCGTCCTTCTTACGCTGGAAGTCTAACAGATCACCTTCTGGCGACACCACACGATGTCCGCGCTCAGGGTTATTAGCCTGGTCATAAAAACGCACAAAGATTGCTTGATCATCAGTTGGCAAATCTTTGAGCTTTTTGCCTTCAATGTCTTTTAGTGTAGCTGTCAATATTGGCTGTTGGGCATCAGACTGCTTCTTAATCATTGCCCGCATTTGTTTAGCCATCTCAGGTGAGAAAACCTGATCCTGTGCGTTTATAAAGACGTCGATGGTGCGGACGCCCAGGTCGTAGTTCATGTACCAGTCTTTTTGTGGCGATAATGACGCCATGACACCTGATACCTGGGGCAGTGTCAGGTTGTACTTACCAGCTGCGTCGTTCGATAACTTGTTTGCGCCGACATACCACAGCTTAGCTCTGCCCCGATATTCTGGGCTTACGGCATTGTAGAGATGTAGCAGGTTAGACTTAACGTGCTCGATGAACCGCTCCTCAGGTGGCCGGTTCTCACCTTCACGCCGGCTGCCCTGCAAACCCACGTAGCTGTCGACAATACCGCGCACTTTATCGCCAAGGCGTGGCGAGTTTAGAAGCGATGCCGCGTCAATCTGCAGATCTTCAGCTAGTGGATCTTCAGTGGCGTTTGCGCCGGTTGGCTTGCGTGGCGATATACGCATCGGATCGTTGACGTCGCTGAAAGCCGACGCCATTTGGTTGATTTCGGGTTCAGCCGACATGCCCTCAATCGCCGTAGGAGCCTCACTGGTGAGCCTCGCGTTTTGCTGCATGGTTACCCTGTCCACATACGGCGCTATGTACTTGTTGACGACAAGCGGATCAGACATGCGGTTTAATGCGTCATCCATGATTGCCCTGGCTGTCTGCACAGGTGATGACGACAGGTCACGGCGTAGTTTCTCGAGGGCGCTGAGGCCCACTGCGCGGTCTGCCTCGCTGACTGTATTGTCGTCTCGCAGGGCTTGCTGCAGCTGGTCATTGAGTGCCTGGTTGTCACGAATGCCCTGGGCAACGGCTGCGGAGCGCTGTGCTTCTTGGGCTTCATATACCTGGAGCTGACCTGAAATGATCGGGCGATCACGGTTGGCCGGCGGGGTGCCTCTAGACATCTCACGTTGTAGACGTTTGATCAGTAGACCTACGTTCTGCACACGGCCACCGCGTTGCAGTGAACGGATGGCACTACGCGCTGCAGGTCCGTAGGTTGGATCTGTGACCAGGCTTTTTAGTGCACGTATGAGCTGCTGCGGACTGAGGCCCAGCTCGTTAGACATGATCTGCTGTGGGCTGCCTTCTGGATACTCACCGTTATTGTTGAGGATATCCATGTGCATCTGACGCTGACGAACTCGAGCTGCTTCTCTGCGCTGCTCGTCCTGTGCGGCTTGCTGCTCTGCTGCGGCCAGCTCAGCCCTGCGCTCGTCGCGAAGCGATGTTGCGGTAGGGTCGACCTCAATGCCCTGGTTGCCGGCATTGTTTTTAACAAACTGGCGTACATTACTGCGGCGGCCTGTGACTGCATCGATAGCGCGTCCAGCTCCTGCAATGGCGGCCTGGCCGGCTAAAGAAGCACCACCTGTCTGGAGAGCTGCACCACCTGATACCAGCGGACGCAGAAGGCGCTCAGTTGCGATGGCACCACGGTCATAGCCGATGTTCGTACCGAATGGCATGAGCTGGTCTGTGTATTTAGATAGACCGCCCTGATAGCCGCTGTTGTGGAGCTCAGTCAGCTCGTTTGTCTGGCGCATCAGGCGCAGCATGCGCTGACCTTCAGCTGTGTCGCCGGCTAGGCGATCAATGGCGTCAAACTCTTCACGTCCGACTGTGTTTTTCGTCTTGTTACGTGCTTCACGCTGTCCCGCAGCAGCCAGGACTTTATCAATGACAACAGACAGCTCGTCAGTGTCGTTGACGCGAAGTCTTTGTCGAAGATCGCCGGATATCTGTTTTAGTTCTTCGGCTAGCTGGACGTGTGCTTTGTCGACAGCCTCACGGGCACCCTTGGTCGACGTTTTGTCGATGTCAGACAGGTTCAATTCGTTAGCGGTTGCGATGCGCTGGAGACGCTGTGCGAGATCTGCTGCTGCTTCTGGATCTGATGGCGTGTTGTCGCCGCCTGTAAAGATCCTGATGGGCGCTGTGGCTGCTTCGGTAGCTACTGTGACACCGCCGGCTGATGTACCGCCGATGATGCCTTCGCCTATAGCCTGGCGTGGATCGACTGACAGACCTGCATCAGTCTCTGCTGTAGATCCTACCTGCTCGACAACTGACTGAGTTCCTTCTGTGACACCCTCACGTATTGTGCGGTTGAGAATCCTGTTGAAGAACTTGGCTCCTGTACCGCCGCCGACACCAACTGAGTTAAGTGCACCGGATACGCCGGCTGCTGCAGCTGCGCCCGTCCAGTCGTCCCATTCTGGTTCTTCGCGGCCATTGTTTCTGGCGCGTTCCAGGGCGATAGGGCCAAGCTGCTGAACAAACTCGAATAAGGCAGGGCCGGCAAGAGCACCGCCTACAGCGCCTGTGGCTGCACCAGCTGGGCCGCCTACCGCAAAGCCACCAGCTGCGCCCAGGCCAGCACCGCCAACCCGTGACGCCATCGAGCCGATGAATTGACCGGCTTGCTCGACTGCTGTGCGAGGTAGGTATTCGATACCAAAGCTGCCAAGAGTTCTATCCCCCTCTTGTGGGTTCATAAAGCGGTCTGTCGCACTCTCGTAGTTTACTGGAGCGTCTGTTGCGCCGCTGAGGGCGTCAGCAGTGCCTTCCATACCGAGAGCCCTGGCTGTCGTGGCCATGTTCTCAAAAGGCTGGTCAATGCCTTGCTGGAAAGCTGAGCCGAAGCTTGTGTCTGGCTGTGACTGGCCGCCTGTGAGCTGCTCGAGGATCGCTTGCACTTGGTCTGGTGGCGTGTTGTCAGGGATCTCAAAAGTTTGAGGGCCGACCTGATACGTTGCCATTAGTTGACCCTAGTCACAGATACGCCGTTGATCGTTTGTGTCGACCCGACTGACATGTTGTTTACAGCTGAGCCGCTGACTGCTCCAGTCGATGACTGCTGCTGGGAGTAATTGCCAGTCTGGTAAGCATTAGTCTGGCGGTTGATAGCGTCGACAGCGCCCTGGTAATGCTTCTGGACCTTCTTAAGGTTACGCATAAACTCTACTTGGGTCTGCGACTGGCGAAGGCTGCCCAACGATGACTTCAACAGTGTCAATTCCATTTCTGAGACCTGGCCAAGTGCACCGCCTGTCGGTGATGCGTCACGCATAGCCTGGAGCCGATCAAAACCGATAGCTGCCTCGATGGTGTCAATCTGCATAGCGACGTTGTGTGAAGGAGTACCAGGTACGTATGAAAGTGCGGCTCCGATTGGGCCGGTCACGTCGTTAAACGGCCAGAATGAACTGCCCTGGTCGTTGACATACTTTTCGATGGTGTTGATGGCATCGAGCGCTGCAGTGGCATATGGCAGGTTCTCCGCGCCTGTACCGCTGCCCTTCTTACCTTTCGTACCTTTAGCTAGAGCAGCGTTGTACTTGGCGACCATATCGTTCTGGTCTTTGTAATAGTCTGTGTATGCGTCACCCATAGCGGCGAAGCTCTCCAGACCACTAGTTGCAGCACCTCTCGCGCCGGCAGATCCCATGCGGATAAGGAGATCGTTGATGTTGCCTATGCGCGGGGCAGCCATGGACATTGGTGACTGGTCGCGGCGGTTGGTAGGCGGCTGCTGTCGATTGACCATGTACTCAGACGAAGGCTGGATACCAATCCTGATCGGACCACCTTCTTGTACTGGCCCACTCAGTGCTCCTGTTTCTGGGTTACTGGCTGCTGCAATATCGTTATCTGTAAGAACTGGCGGGGGAGCGTTAGGGTCTACGGTTGTGAAGGTGTCGGCTGCGTTTGCAGATGTTGTGAGGATACCGCTACCGTTAGCATCTATGTCAGAAGGGAGAGAAGGATATGTTAAAGCTGGAGATGATGAATTGCTTCCAGGCAAGTTCTCCATTTGCTTCAAGGCTAGCTGCGCCATTTTGTTTCCGTTGGCAGCCATTTCCTGCAGAACTATCGCCTGTTCCTGATCGAAAGGCATGCCAAGGAACGTCGTCGGCTGCTGATTGTTCATTGGCTGATCTCCAGTGGTGCTTGCGGCGGTGTTAGTAGCGGCGGTGTTTTCTGCATTTAAGAAGGCTGCGGCGCGTTTGATGTAGTCTTGTGTTTCTTTAGGCAGCTGATTGACGTCGCCGCCACTAGCCATCCAGGCTGATGCTTTTGTCGGACCCAGGTTGTAGGCGACGAGCTGCTCGAGCGGGGATGTCATGCCGTGATAGTCGGAATAGCCGGTGATATACTGGCCGGCCAGGTCACGGGCTTTCGTTGGGTCAAGGACATCAGACAGAGGAATGTTCTGGGGCATCCTGTAACCCATGTCGTGCAGATTACCTGGCATGAACTGATACATGCCTCGCGCACCCTTGCGGCTTGTTGCTGTATAGCGCTCAGGGCCGCTCAGATGGCCTGTCTCAGCGTGGGCGACAGCGTCTAGCAGCATCGGCAAAGGCATGCCGGCCTGGTAGAGTACACCTAATGACATGGATCTAGTAGTATCCGGCTGAACCCATAGTAGGACGGTTCATTGTAAACATATTGGAACCACCAGAATTGTTGTAGCCGCTGAAACCTGGGTTGAAGCCGCCCATGCCGCCACCGAAGATATTTCCTCCATAACCTGCGCCGGCAAGCGCACCAGATAGTGCAGCCATACGTGGGTTGGCTGAGCTGCCGGTAACAGATCCGAACGCGGAGCCGCCTGGCATTCTGCCGAGGATGTTTGCGCCGTAGTTTCCGTACTGATTCATCGCGAAATCGCGCTGCTCCTCGAAGCGACGGCGATCATCATCTAGACGTGCCTGGTCATAGGCCTCTTGGCCCTGCCCTGCGCCCATCATGGCAGCTGCGCCTGTGCCAGCCATGTTCATGGCGTTGCCGTAGACGTTGCCCATAGCCTGGTTGGCAGACATCATGTTGCCAAGCTGGTTTTGCTGTGAGGTAAGACTGCGACCCATCAGGTTATCCATTAGACTTGAGCGCATATCGCTCTCGCGGTCTGCATAGCCACGCTCGAGGATTGCTTCGCGGACGCCGGCACGGCTGGAGTTAGCGTTGCCTGTACCGGCTGCAGCCAGGCCGACGCCTGGGAGTTGGTTTTCTTCGAGATTACGCCGGCTATCGCGCATTGCAGCTGTCAGCAGCGGCTCGACGTTGTTTGTGGCATACGTTGCTGCGTTGCCGAGCATGTCCTGGCCGGCACGGTTATAGATATCAGCTGCATTACCTGCGAAACCGCGTGTCGCGTCCATCATCGCATTGGCGTCGGTGACTGCGGTGTTGCCAGTGTTGTACATGGCGTCCAGGCCCTGGCCTGTGCGTGGGTCCATGCCGGCGAGATTAGGACCAGTGTATGCGCCGGTGTTCAAACCGGTGTTAAATGCGTCCGTTGAGCCACTGTAGAAGTCTTTAAAGTAATCGCGGACGTCCAGATAGGGCATCATACGCATGCGGTCAGCTGCTGCTGATGCTTTGATCTGATCTTTGGCGTTCTTACGGTTAACTAAGCCGCCAATTGCCGCACCTACGATCTGTCCGAACATTTTATATACCTCTTGTGTGCTTAAACTGCTGCCCAGGCGTTGCCGTTATAGACAACAAGGCCGCTGAAGCCGTTGCTAAGCGGGTCCCACGGGCTGACGGCATAGCGAACCATGCCTTTGACTGGGTTGTCTGGCGGCGCATCAGCGACCTGGATCGCTGCATTGGCCAGGGAGCTGGTAGCCACCTCGATGCGCTGCAGCTCGTCGGTGATGTACCTGCGGATGCCGTCCTCGAGCTCAGGAAACTGACGCCTGATGTACTTCTGGACTAGCAGATTGACCTTGTCGCTGAGGGCCATTACCTGGCACCTGTCTGAGATACATCGATGTCAAAGCCTGAGAGCTCGAAGTCTTTGTAGTCCGTGTTAGCCAGGGTCATTTTGTAGCTGAGATACCGCCCAGCTGCCCTGGCATCGATCTTGTGATCACTGCTGATGTCAAAAGTGACAGACGACGCATAGGTGGGCGTCGTGCGGGGAATGTCAGACGCACCAAACTGAAAGGTCATGGTGGTGTCTGAGGTGTTCAAGGTGTCAGCCTGGGGGAATAACCTGGTGACGACAGTGTAGTTGGCCGCTGCGGAGCCCATCTCATCGAGGTCCAGGCCTGTGCGCTCTAATAGCGGCGGCTTGGTGGCCTCAGCGTCGAGCTGGAAGGTAAGCTTGCCTTCGTCGGCTAGGTCGATAGCGTAAAGCTTGTCACTGGTGATGCCGTCAGTGCTGTTGTCTTCGCCGACCATGAGTGTGTGCCGGTCAAAGTTATCTTCCTGGTCAAAGTATGAGCCACCGACCAGCGCATAGGTTAACCCTGTCGCTGTCGCGTATGTATTGATGCTGTTTACGTTCGCTGTAGTACCCGCAGATGTGTTGGGCAAATCGTAAAACGACCATGTGTTGTTCCTGTAATTGTATACAGCAGCTCGATTGCATCTGTCTGAGTTGCTGAAGGTGACATGGTCGTCAGCTGACGAATAACAGAAGTAGATCTCGTTGAGATTGGTGTTGTGCTGCACGAAGCAGACGTTGGACCGTGCATTGTTCAAGCCTTGGTATATGAAGTTCTTCACGCGCTCGTCGCATATCGACTGCTTGGTGGTCCCGTCATGGACATAGATGTCAGCTGGTCCAAAGCAGTAATGCTTGCCCTCAACCTCGACGACACAATTCTGATTGATCAGGCCGGCGTCGGTGAAGAGCTTGCGAAAGTTAAAGATGAACGCACCGCCGACAAACTCCATCAAGAAGATTGATTCGGAGGAATAGATAACGAAGTTGGAACCAAGAACAGCGCCGTCGACGATGGCTGTCTTCATCTCCACCAGGTCATTGGTGCCGGCTGACTTGGTTGTGTCAGTCTCATCCCAGCTGTCGGGGATGCTGTTGGCTGTTACCAGGTTCGAGAAGCGGACACGGTTAGGGAAGTTGGTGCTGCCTTCGACGGTGTTAAGAGCGACCAGGAAGTCACCGAAGCCCCGCAGGGATGCTGCGCGGTATGTGCTAGGCCAGTTGGTGAGATCTGCGAAGTTGGTGCCGGCTGGTGCACGGAAGACAGGCACCCTGTCTGGCCTGTTGATATAGACAACATCGGCTAGCTGGGTGATTGTGAATGAGCGGGGATCTGAGCTGGCTGAGATGGAACCTGAGCGATCTGAGATTGTGCCGGCGTTGTACTCTTTGATGACATAGGCGTCGTCTACCATGATGACTGTGTCATAACCCGTGGCTGGCACGACACCAAAGCTTGCCCTGGGGGTAAATCCCAGGCTGTCTTTTACTTTGCGGAAGATCGGTGCACGACGCACTTTGCCTTCATCAAAGCGGACATTGGTGGCGATGGTGTATCCGTTGATCGGTAGGTTATAGGCTGCAACGTCTGTAATAACGCCAACGGAACCTAAATCACGTACTGGGAGAACGGCCATATCGTATGCAGAGCTCCTATGTGTTTGTGGTGCCGTAGAAGTCAGCCAGACTGACTGAACCGCTGGTCGGGACGCCCGAGTTCACAGTGACGTTGATGTCGTCGTTGTTTGTAGAGCTCCCGCCGATTGTCACGCTGCTGTTGCCCCACCCGACAGACGGCCAGGAGCACGTGATGCGGATGGTGCTGCCGGCACTAGCTGAGAATGTACCTGTGGCACTCGAGCTGCTGTTGCCAGCTGTAAGGCTTTCAGATGCGACCTGGGTGCCGTCGACAAACAAGGTGTGAGTGCTGGTTCTGGTTGCGTTCTGTACGTAATAGCTGAACTGATAGCTATAGGTCCCAGCCAGGTTAACTGTGAAAGACACATCTCCTGTACCTGTGAAACCGTTGTCAGCCCAGCAGCTGTGTTTGTACAGGACACCGCCTGAGTTGATGACTGGGTTCGTTGAGTAAGGTGCGCCGCGCCCGTCGTACACGCTGCCACTGAGGCTGGCTGCATCGGCGTCTCTGGACACTGATGATGGGACCTCAGCATTCCTGTAGTACTCAGACAGGCTGTGCGGGGTCGAACCACCGAACTCCGAGGCCAGGCTCGAGAACGAGATCGCACCAGACGATGTGACTGCCATGTGACCTAGATACCTGAGAATGCGGTGATGTCGTCTTCGACGTCCAGGGCACCCGCTGCCGTCATGCGGATCTTGGTGTCACCGGAGTATTTGAAGAGCAGGTTGTTGCTGCCGTCGACCTCGATAGTCCAGTTACCGAATGCGATAGAGTTGCCGTTGGTGTCGAGCTGACCACCCAGCTGCGGACTGGTGTCAGACACAAGATCGGT